AAAGACTATGAAGCTATTATCTGTGATGGCTCAGTTCGTGCTGGTAAAACCGTTGTGATGTCCCTTTCTTATGTGTTGTGGTCAATGACACAGTTTGATGGTCAACAATTTGGAATGGCTGGTAAAACAATTGGTTCATTTAGACGTAACGTATTAAGGCCATTAAGAAGCATGCTGGAAAGTGAAGGCTATCTGATTAGAGATTCACGGTCTGACAATATGGTGACGATTAGTAAAAACGGTCATACAAATTATTACTTTATCTTTGGTGGTAAAGATGAGGCTTCTCAGGACTTGGTGCAAGGTATTACCTTAGCTGGGTTCTTTTTTGATGAAGTTGCTCTAATGCCTCAATCATTTGTTAATCAAGCAACAGCCCGGTGTTCAGTTGCAGGTGCAAAAATGTGGTTTAACTGTAACCCAGAAGGGCCATATCACTGGTTTAAGCTTGAATGGATTGATCGGCTAGAAAATAAGAAAGCATTGAGACTTCACTTTATGATGGCAGATAATCCATCGCTTAGCCAAGAAACTATTGATCGTTATAACCGTATGTTCTCTGGTGTTTTCTATAAACGCTTTATCTTGGGGATGTGGGTACTTGCTGATGGTGTTGTTTACGATAACTTCAACAAAGATGAGATGGTTGTAACGCTACCTCAAAATGCTGTTTGGGAAAAACAATGGATCAGCATTGACTATGGGACACAGAATCCTACCGTATTTAAGCTCTGGAGCTTGTATATAAGGGCGTTTGGTATAACAATGACGAATATTACTACTCAGGGCGAGAAACGGGTAAACAGAAGACTGATGAGCAATATATCGATGACTTAGAGGACTTCTTCTACAACAACCGATTAGAACGCCATTTAGTTAAATTGATTGTTGATCCCTCAGCTGCTTCATTCAAAAAATCATTACGTAATCGTGGCTTTAAGGTTGTTAATGCTAACAACAATGTGATTGATGGTATCCGTTTCATGATGACCCAAATGAACGAGGGCAAAATGAAATGGACTGATAAATCAGAACACACAATTAAAGAATTTAATTCTTATGTTTGGGATACAAAGGCCGCTGATCGTGGTGAAGATGCAGTTGTAAAGGAACATGACCACTGCATGGATGCGGACCGCTACTTTGCAATGAGAGTTCTATACAAGAAACCTGGTACTAAAGTTAGACTTATTAAGGAGGGAATTTAGTTGGAGAAGTATCTTAATGAACGTTGTATTGTAAGTGAGGATGACGTTTTCTATTACAATAGCGATGATGATATTACACGTGCTGATGTAATGCGATTTATTTTAGAAAACGAAACTTTATCTTCAAAATATGCTTCTTATGGCCGTTACTACAAAGCAAAACATGACAAGATCATGAATGCTCCAAAAAAGCCTAACAACAAGCCGGATAATCGCCTTATTCTAAATTATCCTAAAAAGTTGGTTGATACTTATACTGGTTTTGCTGTTGGGAAGCCAGTACAAATTACCCTTCAAGAAGATATGGCTAACAAGGCGCTATCAGAGTTTAATCAAACTAGAAATATTGATACCTTGCTTGCTAAGGTTTGGAAAGAGTCCGCTATTTATGGTCGGGCTTATTTTTATGTCTATGGCGCTAACAAAGAGATTTATGTTACTGACGCAACACCAATGGATTGTTTTATTATCTACGACAATACGGTAGCTCACGAACCGTTATATGCTGTTAGATATGCCAAAGTTGGTCCATCTCAACGCTATCAAGTAACAATTTACAGTAACGATTACCAATATAATTTTGAAAGTGGTAACGGTAGAGACGGTCTAGGAGACAGGAAACAAAACCCGTTTCACATTATCCCTATCATCGAGGTTGTGGAGAACGATGAAAGGTTAAGCGTAATTGCTAATGTAAAGACGTTAATTGATGAGCTTGATAAATCATTAAGCGAGAAAGCAAATGATGTTGATTATTTTGCTGATGCTTATATGAAAGTCTTAGGCGCTTTGTTAACCGATGACCAAATCAAACAATTACGAGATATGAGAATTATTAATCTCAAATCTTCAAATAATGAAGATGACCAGGTTGAAAATCTTGATGTTGACTTCTTAAGCAAGCCTAATGCTGATGAAACTCAAGAAAATCTAATCAATCGGATTGTTGATAATCTTTATCAAATTTCAATGATTGTTAATTTGAATGATAAGGACTTTGGTAATTCAACTGGTGTTGCCTTGGAAATGAAATACAAGCCAATGATGAACTTAGCAACATTAAAAGGTCGTATGTTTACTCGCTCTATAAAGCAGATGTATAAAGTCATCTTTGCTTCCGACTTAATTAAACAAGTGGACGCTGATACCTGGAAAGACTTGGATATTAATTACCAGTTCGACTTACCACACGATACCTTAACAGAAGCACAGACCGCCCAAGCTTTAGCTAATTTAGGAATCTCACGCCTAACTTGGCTAAAAACAATTTCTGCTGTAAATGACCCTAAACAGGAGGAAGAGAACATGGACGCTGAAAAGCAAAAGCAACTTCAACAGAACTATGATTTCTTGAAAGGAAAACATGCTGTAACGGACGGTGAAGCTAATGACAACAGTTCAACAGGAAAAGAAGAGAATAGAGCAGTTACTGAGTAGAGATGATAAGACGGATAAACAGCTTGAAGCAGTCTATAACGAAGGAGTAGACATGCTGAAAGCAATTATCAATGAAATCTTTACTAAGTATGCAATTGATGGCGTTCTCGTTCCTGCTAATCTTTCTCACAAGGTAACGAGAAGTGACATGATGCTTCTTAAACGCCAATTTGATAAACTTCCTGATGATTTAGAGTTACCAGCAAAAGAAAGAGAAGAGTATTACATTGCTGTTAGCCAAAATTCACAGAAGAGCTTAATCACCGCTGTAGTCGGTATGGCTCTAATTGGTTTGACTTATAAAGCAAAGAGCATTATCCATTCAAACAATCAAACTGCTGCTAAAGAGGAAGTTGATTATTTGAAGAAGAATAATAGCTTTACCAAAACTCAGCAAAAAAGGTTAAATCAAAAAGCTAAACAAGTTGCTCAACCTGAATACAAGTTGCCATCACAGAATGATATTTATGTGTCGTGGCCGGAAAGGTTATGGTTAGACCATGATAGATTACTTAATCGAATTGACGATAACATTAATATCATGCTTAAAAAGGGGATGACACCAGCTGATATTGCTGATGTTATGTTCCCTGGTAATGCTGAAAGTATGCGACAAGATAACATACCAAAAGCAATGAGAGATGCTGCTATTTCAGCTAAACGAATTGCTAGAAGTGAGGCTGCAAGTAGAGAAGATGAATTGGACGAGCAAGCTTTCAAAGCTAAGAAGGTTAAATACTTTGGATGGGTAACAGAAAAAGGTGCATGTAAAAAGTGCATTGCAATTTCATTAGCCGGACCTTACAAAGTAGGTGATCCTGATAGCCCAAGAATTCCAAGTAGTTCTCATCCCAATTGTCGATGTCGGCGAATACCTGTTGATGGAGATGAGGAGAAATCACAAGGCCTATCTGAAAAAGATATTGCTTTATTACAAAAATATACAAGTAGTTACGCTTATAAAATCAACGATAATTTAAGAAGAGGAACGCTATCAGATGAGGATAAAGATTTTGTCCATTCATTTGATAGCGTTTTGAGTAAAATGCCTAAATATACGTCAGCAAAGCCATTAAATCGTGATTACTTTTTCGACGATGAAGGCCTAAACGATTTTTTCCAGAAGCTTAATAAGTCAAAATATTTTGTCGATTTTGCCTACGCTTCCACATCTAAAGGTGATTATGGGCAAGGCGAACAGCAACTCCGATTTATTATTAAAAAGCATTATAATGGTGTTGACATTAGTAAATATGGTGTTGAAGGTGAGGACGAAGTTCTTTTTCCTCGTCATACTGTATTTAAAATTGTCGGGAAGGATGCTAAAGGAGCATTTCCAATCATTTACTTGGAGGAACAGACATGAGTAAGAAGCCTTATGAAGACAAACGATGGCGTGGGACGTTGTTTGAATTGGAGATGAGTTTGCGAGAAAGAACAACAAAGCCAACACCGGAAGAAGAAAAAGAAGATCGAGAGTTCATGGACGGTGTTAAGAGAATTTTGAAAGAAAAAAAGAAGCTGAAAGAAAAACGCAAAAAATAATTGGGCTATAATGCCCTCTGAGTATACAGATGAAATAGAAAATTCATCTTATACTTGGAGGGCTTTTTCTATGGGAAGAAAATCTAAATACTCAGCAGAGGAAAAACTCTTAATCCTCAATGAAGTTTTACGAAATGGAATCCATAAGGTAATAACTAAGTACAAGATTAGCCAAAAAACTATCAGGCGGTGGAGTCTTCTATACAAGTATCAGGGAATGCCAGGACTTCAAACAAGTCATCATAATCAAAGCTACTCTAAAGAATTTAAAAACTCATTGGTTGAACAATATCAACAAAACAGATGAGGCATTAGATTTATTTGCGATAAAACACGGTTTACGATCTCAAAGGCAACTAGAACAATGGATTATCGGTATAATGAATCTAACTTAAAGGCCTATACGCCAAGAAAGCGAGATTCAAAATGAGTGGACGAAAGACTGACTTTGAAGAACGACTTACTATCATTGAAGAGTTGATTAAGCATGATGTGAACTACAATTGGGCAGTTGAAAAGTACCATATTAGTTACAACAAGTTTATGGCTGGTATCAAAAGTATCGCAAAAGCGGTAATGACCCAGAATCACTTCGTGATCGCCGAGGCAAAGCTAAGCCAGAAGAGAAGTGGACGGAAGTTGACCGACTCAAGGCAGAGAATCGCTTATTAAGAGCTCAGCTAGAAAAGCAAGAGATGGAGATTGCATTCGCAAAAAAATTAACAGAAATACGCAATCAGGAGGTGGAAAAGGACTCCGGTACCAAGCCATCAAAGAACTAAATCAAGAAAATGGATGGTCAATTAGCCAGTTGTGTAAAATAGCTGATTCTTCGCGAGATGGTTATTACAAATGGCTCAATCGAAAGCCAAGTCAATATCATAATGAGCAAGCAGAGTTACTTGAAGCGATTGTAGAGTTAGAAGAAGAACATAATTGGACGCTGGGATATTTAGCGATGACCACACAGTTAAGTTTTGAAAACCGTTTAAGCTTTACCGCTGGATTAAAACGAATAACTAACTGCATGCGTAAGCATGGAATTAGAGCAAATATTAGGAAGAAGAAGCGCAATCGAATTCAACGCCATGAAGAATACATCAATGACAACTTATTGCAGGGACAATTCGACCGTGAAACTAAAAATGAAGTGTGGGTTACCGACACAACGGAAGTAGCCTACGGCGAACACACACTTCATAAAGTACGAGTACACGTTATTTTAGATTTATATGGTCGTTACGCTTTAAGCTACAATATTTCAGACACAGAAACTTCATCAGCAGTAATTGAAACCTTTAATCGTGCTTTTACGGTTGAACCTGATGCGCAACCAATGATCCATACTGACCGCGGGTCAGCTTACTGCTCAAGTATGTTCAACGACTACTTAGCCTCTAAAAATTGTATTCATAGTATGTCACACCCCGGTCATCCTTGGGAAAACTCACCCATAGAGCGTTGGTGGAATGACTTCAAGCTAATCTGGATTAACAAACACCCTCGTCCTAAGACGCTAGCAGAGCTAGAACAACTCGTCAAAGGAGCCATTGAATACTTTAATACCAAACGCGCTTACACAAGCAAAAACGGCTTGACCGCGGAACAATTCCGCAATCAAGCCGCCTAAAATTTTTATCTATTTGATCTGTATACTTGACGGGACATAGTGCCTTGTAAGACATCCTAACAGGGTGTCTTTTTTTATGCCCAAAACATGCTGATGGCGTAAAAAGCTGCAAGGTAAATAGTCAAACAAGACTTAAAAAAGGAGGTATCCGTCATGGAGCAGGAACAACCAAACAATGGGGTTGAAACACCTAGTGTAGAACAGCCAGAAAAGAACGGTGGAGCTCAACCGGAAAAGACATTTACACAAGATGAAGTAAATCAAATTGTGGAAGAGCGGTTAGGACGAGAAAAGGGAAACATTCGTAAGGACTTACGGCCAATCATCGAAAAAGAAATTCGTGATGAAATCAAAGATGAGGAAGATGAAGCTAAAAAGTTAAAGCGTATGGATGATGACCAACGGCACGAATACGAGAGTAAGAAAAAAGATGATCGTATTGCTGAATTAGAAGCTCAACTCAACCACAATGAAATGGAACGTATCGCAACCGACATCCTTAGTAAAAAGGGTGTAGCTGCTGATAGCGAAACATTATCTTTTGTAGTTGCTGATGATGCTGAAACAACTAAGGCTAATATTGATAAGTTTGTTGCTCTAGTTAGCCGTAAAGCTCAAGATAACCGCCGTGAACAGTTCAATGACCCTGTACCTAAAGACGGTGGAAATGGAGAGAAGGCTGTTGATATCACTGCTTTTAATAAGATGGGGTATAAAGAACGAGTTGAACTAAAACAAAAACAGCCAACGCTTTATAACCAATTGATGGAACAAATGTTTAAGGAGGATAAATAAATGGCAGATCAAGTTACACAATCTGATAATGTGCTAGATCCCCAGGTCTTAGCTGATATGATTCCAGCTAAGTTAACTGCTGGATTGAAGTTTACAACGCTAGCACAAGTTGACAATACTTTAGAAGGGCGTCCTGGTTCTACAGTTGAGTTTCCAACATGGAATTACATTGGAGATGCAGAAGATGTTCAAGAAAACGAACCGATTGATACTTCAAAGCTCACCTACGGTTCAAAGGCAGCAACTATTAAAAAGATCGGTAAGGGTGGTTCTGTTACAGACGAAGCCTTAGAAACAGGTTATGGTGACGCTTGGGGTGAATTATCGAATCAATTAGGATTAGCGATGGCCAACAAGGTTGATAACGATATCCTTGATACATTACGTCAAGCTGTTCAAAATACGTCCGTAAACCTTTCACTGGACGGAATTCAAGATGCACTTGATGTTTATAATAGTGAAGATGATGCAACAACTGTCTTAATTGTTTCACCTAAGGCAGCAGGACGTTTACGTTTAGCCGCTGGTAAAGATTGGCTACGTGGTACTCAATTAGGAACAGACGCTGTTACCAAAGGTGTTTATGGCGATGTGTTAGGTGTGCAAATTATTCGTTCTCGTAAGCTTAATGCTAACGAAGCATTCTTAGTTAAGACCGGTGCAGAAGATGGTAAACCGGCTGTTAAGTTAATGCTTAAGCGTGGTATCAAGGTTGAACAAGACCGTATTCCTAAACAGGGACGTACTGATGTATACGCTACAGCAATGGAAGCAGCTTATTTATATGATCCTACAAAAGTTGTAAAGATTACGTTTAAGGATGTTGATGGTCCAGCTGGAACAAATGGTGCACCTGCTGATGTAACACCAGATGATAAACCTACTAATGTTTCAGACGAAAAAAAGCTAGGACGGCAAAAGAAACGTTCTTCTAAGTCAGCTAATGATGATAAGAAGCCGGGCGAAGCTTAATGGCATATCAAGTTATTAAAGCTTTTACCGATAGCAACCTTAATTCAGTTAATGAGACTGGAGAAAAGCATGTGTACTGGGAGGGAGACGAATACCCTTATAAACAGTATGCAGGCGCTCAAACAAAGCTACGACTTGCTGAACTAACAAGTGGTGGCTTTATTGAGGAGGTTAATGAAGATGAGCGAACAGCAGAATAATAGAGTAGCCAAACGTCTTAAACTTTTTCCTAATTTAAGTGAAGCATTATCTAAGCTTGATAAAGATATTATTGATGAATTAATTAATGATGCACTAGATCAAGCTACGACTGATGGCTTTACAGAAAGTAATATTGTTCGAGGAGCTACTTATTTAGCTGCTCATTTCTGTAATCTTGCAAGTACTACTGGATCAAATATTTCAAAGCAACAGGCCTCAGTGCTTACTATTGAATATTTTGATCGTGGTGGTAGTGATGATTTTTTGGTTGAATATAATCGCTTAAAAAACTCGTTACGGCAGAATTCTATTAGATTTATGTAGGTGATCCTATGAATATTTCAGTGGAAGGTAGTGTCGAGGGTGACTTAGGCATTGAAAAGATGATTACGAACCTTAGAGAATTGGATGGAAAAGCCGTTGAAGCTGGTGTATTTGGCGGTTTTGATCAGAAGAAAGCAATGTGGCAAGAGTATGGAACAAGTCGTGGGATTCCATCACGTCCCTTCCTACGAAATACTCTTTATGAAAATGAAGAACGTTTTGCCAATTATGTTGCACCATTTATTGCAAATATTCTTAATGGTGGTTCGGCTGATGGAGTAATCAATGCATTAGGTCCTTTTATGCAAATGAGCATTCAGCGGACTATTGCAGCTGGTGGTTTTGCTCCATTAGCGGCATCTACAATTGCTAAGAAAGGCCATAGCAAACAATTAATTGATAGCGGATCTATGTACGGTTCGATTGATTGGAGGGCTGTTTAATGAGCTTTTACATTGATATGACCACTGTGTTAGATATGTTTAAGACCGAAATTAAAGTGGTTTCTGGTAGTTCTGAGGGCGAATGGATTGATGGTCAATGGCAAGAATCCCAGGGACAAGAAACTACTTATTATGAACCATTCGTACCTAATGATTTAGTTGGTCAGTATTCGTTTATGAATGTAATACGTGATGTTGGGGACTTTACTCAATACAACGCAATTTGGCTTTCAAAACACTCTGATTATCCAATTAACACGATTGTTGAACATAAGAATAAACGTTATCGAGTTTGCAACATTCAAGACCTAAGCGATTATTCTAATGTCACTATGTACTATCTTCAAAGTGAGGAGGGGCAAGATGGCAACAAGTTATGATTATTCAATTCTATATAAAACTTTCAGCCGACTTATTAAGAGCCGGCTGAATTTAGTTATGATTGAACTTTATGGCAATGGAAAGCCACCTGAACCTCCGTTTGTAGCGTTTGATATTGTTGCTCCTAAGATACCAACAAATTATTTAGAAGATGACAGAACCTTTGAGGCTGTTGTCTCTTTTACTATCTACGCCAAAACAAAACTACAAGCCTTAAATTACTGTAATCAATTAAGAGCGATTTTAGGTGATCTTGCTTCAAGAGATATTTATAAAGATAACGATATTGTGATGGTTGAAAGAATGCAAGTTCAGCCTCGATATGTTGAAGAAAGCAATAATTACGCCTTTATGTTTGGCTTTGATATGCGCTTAAGACTTTGGGAAACGTATATTGATGAAGACAAAGGCACAATTGAACATGTTAAATATAAGGAGGATGTAAAATGAGTAATATTTTATCTGATATTACAGTTAAGCTTAATATTGAAACGCCAAGTATTCCTGTGAATATGGGAAACTTGGCAATTTTTGTAAAGGGAGCTAAGCAAAATGTAGAAACATTCGGCTCATATGAAGATTTACAGAATGCTTATGGCTCAAACGAGTTATTGAAGCAAGTTGCTAATGGTTACTTTAGCCAAGATGATCACGGTAATAAGTTATTTGTTGTGACATATACCGATGTTGCAACTGCTGCTTCTGCATACTACCCAGAAGGTTGGGAATTTGCCACAGTTATTCCTACTGATCCAACAGCACCGGTAACTATCTTGCCTTCAAGTGAAGAAGGAAAAGAAAATGCTCAAGCATCAGCTACTGATACAACTAATGCATGGGCTGATGTAGTTGCCTTATCTAACTTTATCGATGGTAAGAATGAACGCTTTGCTGTTGTTGGTATGGCAGCAACTCCAGAAAATGTAGAAAATGCTGCTGAATTTAAGAAGAAGTTTGGTAATTCACCACGTACCATTGCATTCTTTAGTGGTACTAACCAAGAAGAAGCAGAATATGGTCTTGGTGGTTTGGTTGGGGCTGTTGGTAATGAAACAGTCGGCTCGGTTACTTGGAAGTTCCGTAAAATCGGTGGAGTAAAACCAGTTGATTTAACGGTAACTCAAATTCAAAAGCTTCATGAAAGTAACATTTTTACTTATGTTACTAAGGCTGGATTAGACCAAACTTCTGAAGGCAAGACTTTAGGCGGTGAATTTGTTGATGCCTTGCATGGTGACGACTGGGTAAAAGCCTCACTAGAAACACGCTTACAACAATTGTTATCTAATTCTAAGAAGATTACTTATGATGCAGCTGGTATCGCTCAAATTGATGCTACGGTAACTGCTGTCCTTACAGATGCAACAAATAACGGTATTATTTCTATCAATCCAGAAACTAATGCTGGTGAGTTTACTGTTAAGACTGCATCACGTGCTCAATCATCAAAAGAAGATATTGCACAACGGCGCTACAACGGATTGCAGTTTAGCTACACTCGTTCAGGCGCTATTCACACTGTTAAAGTTAACGGTCAAATTAATATTTAAGGGAGGAACTATTAATGGCTGATGTACGTTTATATGATGCTGTCAATGCAAATATCGTAATTGATGGTCGAACAATTCAAGGATTCCAAGATGGAGACATGTTCTCTTACACTTACAAAGAAGAAAAGGTAAAGACAACTGTTGATGCACAAGGTAACCCAGCTATTGCTATCAACAACAACCACTTAGCTACCGTAACTATTAACCTTACTGGTAACTCAGTGGATCATAAGTATCTTAATGGTATTGCTAATGCTAACAAGCAAGTAACCTTACAGATTACTTCTGAATTTGAAAAAATTTCTGGAAATCAAGCATTTGTTGTCAAGGTTCCAGATGGTGCTTTTGGTAAAGATACTCCAAAACGTTCGTACACATTTGAAGTATTAGACATGCGAGTAGAAGCTTTATAATCACTAACAACTAATTAACGGCTAAGGGTTCAATTCCTTTAGCCGTTTTTAAATACAGACATAATTTAGGAGGAATTTAATAATGACTGAAAAGAATAACGTAAAGAACAACCAAGTACAACCTGCAACTGTAGATCGGTTAAGTGCTCATGAAGATTGGAAGTATACAGATGCTAATGGTTATGAATGGAAGTACAGTTTCCAATTCCCAGGTCTTAAGAAAGCATATGAAATGTTAGATAATGCAACAATGGCAAATGGTCAAATTGCTAAGTCTATTTTGTTTGATGAATACCTACAAAATATTGTTGTTAGTGAAAAGTTAACGTCAGTTGATGATTTAATTGATCGTCCTGGTGTAAATGAATTGTTTGATGCGATGGACTCCTTTCTTGGTGGCTTACTCTAAACCAGCAAATCAAGTGGAAGTCATTAATGAAGTCAATGATAATGACGCTTTTTGGTTTCCGGTAATTGCTGGAGTGGCTACTCGTGAAGAAATGGAGAGAGCCACTATGAAAGAGGTGCAGATATTAAATGAAGTTGCGAGCCGAAAGCTAGAGTTGTTGCGAGGAGATGAGATAGAGAATGAGTAATGAAACCACTATCCGTGCCAATGTTAAAGTTAGTGGGCTTTCTGAACTTGAAAAAGCTAATAGCTTAATCAAAGAAATAAATCATTCTCTATCAAGTTTAGGCAAAAGCGGTGGAAGCAATGGTCTAAGCGGATTATCTTCTAGCATTAACAAGGCAAAGGTTGAAGCAAAAGAATTAAAGGCGGCTATAAAACAAGCCGACGATATTAATTTAAGTAAGATTGGTAATACTGCTGCTGAAGGTCTATCTAAAGCAAGCGGTAAAGCGACTAGATTAAAAGAGACTTTAGAACAAGCCAAAAATGTTAATCTTCGTAAGACAGGTAATTCAGCTAGTGAAGGTATTTCAAAGGCTGAAAGTAAGGCTGGACAGTTAAAAAATAAACTTGAACAAGCTAATGATGTAAATCTTAGCAAAGTTGGTGATACTGTTAGCGAGGGATTGTCTAAGGCAGAGGCTAAGGCTGGACAGCTGAAAAGCAAGCTTGAACAAGTTAATAGCATTAACGGTAGCATGGCTGGTCAAAAGATTAGTGAAGGTCTTAGTCGTGCAGAAAGTAGAGCTAATCAGTTTCAAAGTTCTGTTCGTCGGTCCGTTTCTGCTGAGCGAGAATTAGCAAGTGCAGCTCATTCTGTAGCTCAGGCAGAACAACAGAGTGCAAGCGCAGCCCAACGAGGAGCACAAGCACGACAACAAGCGGCTCAATCTGCTAGACAAAATGCTCAAGCAGAACGCCAAATGGCAGCAATCAGTGCTTCTTATCCTGAGAAAAAGGAAGGTAAAGTACGAGGAGCTGTTAGAGATGTTGTTGGTATGTACACTCTTGGTAATCTTGCTGCTAATGGGATTATGGCAGCAGGTGAGGGTGTAAAAGGTCTCTTTGGTGCTGGTTTAGGATATATCAGTCAGCAACAAGCATCACAAGTTTCGTGGGCTTCTAATGCAAGGTCAGTTAACAAACTTCTTGGAAAAGATATGACTAATGCTCAAGCCACTCGCTTTTCTAAGGGAATGGTTCGAGATATTCAAAACTTAGCTACATCAGCTGGTAATGATTATGGACAGGTTTCAGATGCCGCCCTTGCTTTCTATGCAACAGGTGCTGGTGTCTCAACTGCTGGTAACAAGAAAAAGACGTTACAACTTACAAAAGACATGCTTAACCTGCAAGACGCTGGTGGTATGAATGATGAAGAAATGGGACGTTTTATTTCTTCCGTTGCTAAAACCTTAGACCAAGACAAATTAACAACTGAACGACTTCAACAGTTAAAGCAGTTTAACCCTAACATTGATGAATATCTTAATAGAGCACATAAGGAAAGAACCGGTAAAGATGCAGGTAAACCAGGTGATTACAGTGGTGACGACTTAGTAAAAGCCTTGCATATGGCCGGTATGGCTCCTGGTGTTTCAGATGCTTCTAAGAAGATGAATCAAAGCTTGGCTGGGGTACAACGTGCTGTAAAGAACGGTATGGTCCGTATGACAGCTGGCTTTGAAGAGCGTTTAGGAAAAGGTCTTAACAAAGCCTTTGGTGGAGATGGGAAACTATTCTCACGAATTACTGATTGGTTTAATAATCCGAAGAAAACAGAAGGATTTACTAATAAAGTAGCTGATGGTACAACTGGTGTTATTTCTGCTGTTGGTAAAGGCGGACGTGAAGCAATTGATTTAGCTAAGAAGTTATCCGATGTAGCTAAGCCAATTGCTGGCGGTTTCTCAACTGGTTTTGTTGATCAAGTTAAGGCATTCAAGAATGGATTATCTACTGCTTACAATGGCTTAAAGAGTACAGCTTCTAAGTTAAGCGATGCTATTCCTAAGGGCGCTAAAGGTAAGTTTTCAGAGATTGGCAGTAGTCTAGGGAATGCTACTGGTAAGGTTACAGCATTCTTAGTTGCTGTTCGTGGATTATCCAAGTTACCAGGTATTGGTCAAGGCATTACTAAGGCAATGCAACCATTGCTAAAGTTTGCTTCAAAGTTACCAGTAGTTGGTAAAGGATTAAGTGGTCTCATTTCTAAGATTACTGGTATTAAAAAGCTTGATGAAGCTAAGAATATGAGCGCTGCTGGTAAAATGCAGAATGCCGCGAACACTATGATGTCTGCTGCTAATCGAATGAATAGCGGTGGCCGAAATAGTGGCTTTGGTGGTGGAGTTAGTTCAGCTTATGGTAGTAGCACTGGCTATTACAACAACGGAGAACTTTATGATGGTTATACAGGTCCGCTAACCAGAACGGGTCTTTATCATAGTAAAGCAGGTACCAATGGTGATCCTAACGCTTGGTTTAACAAACTGATTTCTCGAGGACAGAATTATCTGAGTGCTGCTAATCCACAACATGGAAAAGGTAGTTTTGTTCAAAGAATTAAAGGTAATGTATTAACCGGTGTTGGTAGAGCCGGTCAACGTGTCTTTGGTGAAAGTAGAGTTGGTAATGCTGTTTATCGTGGAGCATTAGCGACTGGACGAGGCTTAAGAGCGGCAAGAAGCTTTATAGGTAGAGGCGCTCCTGGAATGAATGCTACCTTTGCCACTATGGATGCTCTTTCTACCATAGGAACTACTAAAGCGGGATCATTAGCACGACACAAAGGTGTTGGTAGTGCGATTGGTACTGGCGTAGGCTCAACTATTGGTATGGCAGCCGGAAGTTTACTAGATCCATTTACTTTTGGAATGGGAACGGTTGCTGGTGGCTTCCTTGGAGGTTGGGCTGGTGGAAAAGTTGGTTCATGGATCGGCTCAAAATTCGGTGGTAGTAAGCCATCAAGCAACAAACTAACTCAGCAACAGCGTGATGCTATCAAAGCAGATGAAATAGTTGCTAAAACCAATTTTACGAATGGTTATAACAGTCTCTACCAATCTGCTGGACAAAAGCCACCGGTTTCTGCTGCTAAAGCGTATAAAACGATGAATGCTGCTTCCAAAGGTAATGCAAAAGCACAGGCAGCAGCACAACTTTACGATCAAGCTATGCAGGCAGGAGATTTAGCTTCAGCTAATAAGTACTTTAGTCAAGCTCAAAAGCAGGTTAAAGCAGGTGATGCTAAAGATATTAAGAGTGCCCAAAGTAAATTAAGTAAGGCTAAGAAAAATGAGAAAAAGGCTTATGATGATGCTTATAATAAGGCTTTGGCTGATGCTTATAGTAAACATATGTCTGGCAAAGGCGCTAAAGACTACGCCAAAAGTGTGGCTAAAGGTGATAAGAATTACCAAAAGGCTAGGAAGAACACAAAATCTGCTCAGAATAAGGTTAATAAAGCCAAGAAGAAGTATAAAGATGATACTGGTGAAGACTACAAGAAACCTAAGGCAAGTTCTAAGGGCAAAGGTAGTAAGAATGGTGCTTCGTCTAAACATAGCGGTTCTAAAGGAAAGGGTCATTCTAAGAAAGGTGCATCATCTAAGCACGGTAAAGGAAAAGGTCATTCTAAGAAAGGTTCTTCTAAAGGCAGTGGTAAAGGAGGAGGTGCTTCTAAGTCTCATTCCGAACCAAGTAGCAAAAAGCATGGCGCTGGTAAGTCACGCTCTAACTCAGGTGGTAAGAAGCATAGTTCACCAAAATCTCATTCAAGGGGTAGTGGTAAGAAGGCGAGTCATTCAAGACCTTCACGTAGTTGTGGACATTCGAAACCTTCTAGGAAGTCACATTCTGGATCAGGAAAGAGACATGCTAGCTTAAAAGGTAAGAGTGCTAATCGTGACCAGAAAGCCGCTTCTCGCAAGTTAGATAAAGCTGCTTCTAACCTAAATAAGTCAGCGCATCTAAATAAGTCAGCGTATGATGAAAAGTATAAGAAAGCCAAGTCCTCGTCAAAGGGAAAGGGTTTTTCTAAGAGCAATAACAAAAATCGAGGATCGTCGAAGCCACGTTCAAAAACCGCTAATGTTAAGGCTAAAACCAAAGGCGCTAAAGACGCTAAAAACTTAGCAAAGGCAACGAAAGGCGTTAAAAGCAAGAATGCTAAGGTCAAAGCAAATGTAAAAGGTGCTAAAGACGCTAAGAAACTTTCAAAAGCTACAAAAGGCGTTAAAAGTAAAAATGCCAAAGTTAAAGCTAAGACTTCTGGTGGTAACAAGGTTAAGAAGTTAGCTAAGGATACCAAGAAGGTTAAGAATAAAAACGCCAAGATTAAGGCTAAGACCTTAGGTGGTAACAAGGTTAAGAAGTTAGCTAAGGATCTCAAGAAAGTCAAAAACAAGAACGCTAAAGTAAGGGTTCGAGTTTCTGGTGAGAACAAAGTTAAGAAATTAGCTAAAGATATTAAGAAAGTTAAGAATAAGAACGCTAGAGTAAGAGCTCGTGTTTCCGGTCAAAATAAGGTTAAAAAGCTTAGCCAAGACATTAAACGAGTAAAGAACAAGAATGCTAGAGTAAGGGCTACTGCAACAGGTGCAGGTAAAGTCAAGTCTCTGGCAAGTTCAATTAAACGTGTCAAAAACAAGACAGCACGAGTAAGAGCTTCTGCTTCTGGTGCTGGTCAAGTTAAGAGTTTGGCTAGTGCAATTAACCGAGTTAAGAATAAAACGGCACGAGTAAGAGCTTCTGCTTCTGGTACAGGCCAAGTTAAGAGTCTGCAAAGTGCTATTAATGGAGTTAAAAACAAAACGGCTAGTGTTACTGCTAAAGTAACTGGTACAGGACAGGTTAAGCAATTAACTAGCGCTATTAATTCTGTTAAAGGTAAAAGCGTTAGTGTTAGTGCTAAGGTTAATGGTACTGGTGAAGTTCGTGCATTAGCTAGTGCAATTAATGCAGTTCATAGTAAACACGTTACTATTACAGCAACGGTTTCTAAGAGTGGACATCTAGCTACTGGTACTCCAGGCGCTACTTCTGCATTTAATGGACGATTAGCAACAGGGACACCAGGAGCAAGTAAGAGCTTTATTGCCGCTCTTGCTAAAGGAACCCCAGCAGCTACTACAGCTCAATGGTCCGCAAATGGTGGTGTTAAGCGGGGTAACTATCTTGTTAACGATGCACCAGGTGCTGATTTTGTTGAAGCATTTATGACTAAGGCTGGAACGATTGGATTATTCCCTAAGCAAAGAAATCTAGTAGTTCCTTTAGAAGAAGGTACCCAAGTTCTTAATGCTAATGAGACTAAAAAGAAGTTTCCTCGACTAAAGACAGGTACTCCTACTTTTAATCTCAAAAATGAAAATAGTTCCAATCAAAAGAGCCAAAAGTCAACAACTGTTAACCATAATACCTTTAATATCAACGTGAATGTTGATGGTAGTGGTGGAATTGATCAGAAATTAATTAATCAGATTGCTAATCAAATAGCTGAGAAGCTTACGATTGCATTCCCAGAAAGTGAGGTGTAGAAATGGCTGTTTTAGCAGTTGGTAATGAACAAGTTGTAATTCATGTTGAACGAGAGGAAGAAGAAACCACCAATACGGTTTCTAAATATCCAATTCAAGCCGGTAACAACATCACAGATCATACGCAACGAGAAGAGCAGACTTTCACATTTGAAGGTCTGCTTTTTGGTAAAGATCGATATGATATTCAAAGACAATGGCAACAATTGTTAGATTGGCAATCAAAAGGTTCCATTCTGCAATATGCTGGTGCTATCTGGCATGGAAATATGATGATTACCACACTGCACAGGATTTATGAAGATGGTGGATATAAGAACGCTATTAAGTTTGAAATGGAATTAACCTACATAGACATTGTTCAATCAAGCTATGTTAAGGCTATGAACGTTGGACCCAAAGCGCCTAGTCCACCAGCTAATCCTGGTGTGTGGGTGACTGTTAGACCTGGTAACACTTATTGGGGATGGTGGAAACAATATGGTACACCAATTCAAACATTAAGAAACTGGAACCACTGGCCTGATCGAAGAATTCCAGTAGGCGTTAGAGCGAGGGTGAAGTAATGTCTTATAGATCAAAATTTGATATAGATGTCTCCAAAATACCACAAATGTTTTCTACTGACTTTGGTAATACTTCTGTAAGCATTGGGATTAATTACAATGAAGCTGGTGATTTTTATACAGCAGATTTATATGATGTTCAAAACAATCCAATTATTACAGGTGAGAAACTGATTTATGGTAAACGTTTATGGGAAAACTATGTTGATGATCGTATTCCAATGGTTGATCTAGTTCCGCTGGATGAATCTGGAAAATCGAATATTTGTAATAAGGAGACCTTTGGAAAAACGGTCTTTTTATTTATAGATACGGTGGTGGAAGATAATGGGTAAACCACAGTTTAATTTTGAATGTAAAGTTGTGGTCCACACGGCTAACGCCAATTTGACATATCAATATGGCAAGATGAAGGATTCTATTGAAATTCATTTCACTGTACCTTTTTCTAATGAAACAGAGAAACACATTACAGAAATTGAACTGTTCAATATTGATCCTAACCACTTTAATCTTATTCAACCAGGAAACAAGGCAGAACTTTATGCTGGTTATTCTGGTGATGTGGGGCTTCTTGTTAGTGGGACCATCTACAAAACTACAATTCCATATGCTGAGGATGCGGATACAGCTTACAAAATACGGATTCTTGAAGGTGAAGATTATACACGAAAGCCAAAAATCAATATGACTTTTGCGAATAATACCTATGCTTCAACAATCATTCCACAAGTGGTAAGCGCTGCTGGAATCAACTTACGATATATCTCTATCAAAGATAATAAGTGTTATAACGATGGCTTTACAGCAGATGATCACCCTATGGAAGTGTTAAGCACTTTAGCTCAGGATTGTAAAGCAAGTCTATTTTACTTAAGAGGTCAGCTAACTATGCGATATGTATACGATGGCAATGGTGCTGATCAGTTTGATTTAAGCCCAGCAACAGGTCTGGTTGAAGGACCAACACGAGAAAGCCGTGATGATGACTGGGCGGATTATGAAGATGATGACGATGGTTTAGGTGCTTGGAGTTACTCAGCAACTTCTATTCTTAACTATCACTTAACAACATTTGCTTGGGTTAAGCTTCATAACAAATACGCTAATGTGGGAGTTATGGTTATCAACGGCGAACATAGTTTTGACGGTGAAGAAGCAAGAACAGAATTTGAGGCGGTGACACAGTAATTCATGGTAAGAAAACGAGATCAAGATATTAAATTCTTAAAAATTCTACAAAATAATATTAATGCTAATCTTCATGTAGCTCAGCTTGCTAGAGTTTATAAACTAAATGATGACCGTAGTAGAGCTGATGTACAGCCATTAGCATTAAATGCTAGTGGAAAGAAACGTGCGCCACTTATTAATGTTCCCGTTGGAATGATGACACGTAGCTACATTATGGAAGGTGCTGTTGTATTAGTATTATTCCTTGACCGCTCAATGGAGAATTGGAGTAAAGCTGATAATAGAGAGTTTTCGCTTGCTAACAAACGAATGCATGATGTAAACGATGCTGTAATTTGTGAGGTGATGTGGGTTGCAGGACATTAGATTAGATGATGGGGATATTCGATTTGATTATGTTAACGATAATCAAGAGGTAATCCAATCAGCAGAAATAATCCTTGGAACTCGTAAAGGAGAGTTTTCTTTTGCACCTGAAATGGGACTTAGGAGAACAAATTTACTTGGGAAGAAAAGCGATGTTGAAATAGCAGCAAGCGATGTTTATGAAGCGCTTCAACAAGAAGATCGTTTAAAAAATATCAATGTTAAAGCTATTGTTAATGATCATGATAGATCAATCACTCTCAAGTTAACTGGAAATGTCGGAGAAACAAAGGCGGAAATGGAGGTGGATTATGCTTGATGAAAAAGGTTTTGTAAGACCTACATACGATGAAATTGTGCAACAGGAATCAGCAAAATGGGTACAACTGTTTGGAGAGAATGCTCAGACAAGCGCTCATTCAGTAGGCGGAATTTTAATTCGTATCCATTCTTACTTTATGGATAAGCTTTACCAACTTGCAGAGGTGATCTATAATTCCCAGTTTGTTGATTCGGCCACAGGTACTACATTAGATCAATTAGGAGCAAATGTTGGTTTAACACGTTTGCCAGCGCAAGTTGCAATGGGAAGTGTAACTTTTTATGGGAAAATAGGTTATACTGTCCCGGCCGGAACGTTAGTGAGAACACTTGATGGATTAGAGTATGTGACTTCTGAGGAAACTACTCTTACCGATATGGGAGAAACAGGTTTAACAACTGATGATGGAACATACATTCAGCTACCAACTGAAAGTAATGGAAATACTCCTAATTTAGGAAGTGGCACCTCACATTATCTGTATGCTAATAAAACAGGAGCTAACTACAATAAGGCCAATAAAACTACGGCAATTATGGTTAACTCTAATGAAAATATTAGATATGTAACTGTTGAGGAAGTTTCTGGCGGTGCTGATCAGGAAACCGATATTAACTTTCGAGATCGTATTAATCTTTCTAATCGAACAGTAGCTCCTTCATCTCCCTATAACGGTATTATTACTGCGATTGAAAAGGTAACAGGGGTAACAGCTGTGCGAATAATCGCTAATGACACAATGGTAGACGATACTGCAACTAATACACCGGCTAAATCTATTCATATTTATGTTAATGGTGGTTATAAAAATGACGTTGCAGAAGCAATTTTTAACTCTGTTAGTGCTGGTGTCTTAACCGTTGGGCAGCAGAAAATAGATGTTACTGATATTGCAGGAGGAAAGCATACAATCTGTTTTGATTATCCAACTACTCAAGATGTATATGTTTCAATTAAATTAACTAAAACCAATGAATATCCATTAGATGGGGATGAACAGGTTAAGAAAATTGTTATGAAATACATTAACAAGATTGGAATGGGAAACACAGTATATTATTCCTATCTCTATAGACTTATCTATGATCAAGTTCCTGGTATACAAGTAGCTGATATCAAGATTGGAACATCAAAGGATAGTTTGGCAGCTCAAGATATTACATTAACTAATGTCGAAACAGCCCAAATTACTGCTGAAAAGGTGATGATTTCATGAGTTTCTTAAAAAAATTCTTAAAGCTGATTCCTAGTTCTTTAGTTAAAAATAAAGATAGCAATAATTGGAAATTAGCTAAGTTCTATACCAGTCGATTAGATGAAATTAATGAAACACTTGATAATATTGAGCTTTATCGAAATGTTGAAAATGCTAAGGGAAAACTTCTTGATAATTTAGGGGATAAATACGGTGTAAAACGTGGCCCGGCTGATGATAGTTTCTACCGGATGATGATTAAGTCGAAAATTGCTAATCGTAAAGGTGATACTACAGTTAATGGTGTCTTGCGAACAATGCAGAATGCATTAGATATAGATGTAAAGGGCGTAAAGCTAGGACCTGTTTATCAAAAAGATGGTAAGCAAGAACCGCTAGCTTTATGCCTTACTAATGTGCCTTTACGTTTTGCAAGGTCTGAATATGAACAAGAATTCATGTTACAGCAGATAGAGTCAATTATCGCTGCTGGGGTTCGTTTACAAGATTTACAATTCATTGTTCCATTAGCTGCTCATTGGACGGTTAGCAGCGGTTTAGCGACTGTTGACACGTTCACCATTGATGATAGTAAAGATTATACTTTTAATCATAAAGCTAACTTTGGCTTAGGTGCTACTAGCGGTTATACAGATATGAGTGCATTTGATGACTCAAAATATTATTCTAATGAGTTAGCCGCTCATTATGGGATTGGTATCACTGAGGGAACCACTGAGATGACAATGATTGATGATAGCAAACAATACGCCAATCAGATTAATGGTCATTTCTCGCCAGCTATATCAATAAATGGAGTGGCCACCGTTGAAATAACTGATCAATTTGATAGTAAGTTTGAAATCAGGAGTCATGATAAAGCTGGTGCTGCAATGGATCATAGAGAAGAATACAACATTAAATAGGAGGTCATATTACATGGCAGAATTTAAACAAGTAGTTATTACACATAAAGGTCAAGCGCTGATGTCAAAATTGATGTCAGGTAAGGGAAATGCTAATTTTACAGCAATTCGTATTTCTGATACTAGCTACAATGATAATCAATTAGAAGAATTGACTGAAATTGGTAACATTAAACAGGAAGTACCGATTTCAAAGGTAACACGTACTAATGATGTTGCTGTACAAATAGAAGGAGCAATTTCAAACATCGACTTAAAGACTGGTTACTACATGCGTACTTTAGGTTTGTTTGCTAAAGACCCAGATGAAGGAGAAATCTTATATGCTGTGACAGTCGCTTCGCAAGCTGGTTACATGCCACCTTACAATGGACGAACTACCTCAGGTGCATTTTTTCGCTTGGTAACTACTATCGGAAATGCAGAAAATGTTACTTTACAAGTTAATCCATCAGCGGTTGCTACAATTGGGGACGTTCAAGATTTACAAGAACAAGTTGATGAATTAAAAGGTATTGTTGGTTATACCGATGATGATGTTTTTGGTTTAGAGGTAGATTATGAAAATAATAAATTTACTCGTCTAGCTGGTGCTAAAAATCGCCAACCTGGTAATGATTTTGATAATTTAGGACCTTGGATGCGTCGTCGTTGTATTATGACACGAGATGATAATAAGGTATTAGCTTATTATGGTGAGCCTGGCTATGAAACAAGCGGTAGTTTAACTAAAGAACTTACTAAGAATGGTGTGACTTATCCAGTAGGAACGGAATTTGATGTAATGGTAGAACAACCAAAGTTCTACTATAGAGTAGTGCCATTAAAGACCGAAAAAACTAAAGAAAACGGTACTATTTTGAAGAAAGCTCGTTATTATGTTTCTTCTACTTCTCATATTGGTTTTAAGGTTCATCCAGCATTTATTACTAACATTAATTCAAAAAAGACTGAACATAGTAAAATTTATTTATCTGCTTATAATATTCAATCATATCAAGGATCAGCTATTGGATCTATTCCTTCAGATGGAAGCGCAGGAATTAGAGGAGAGCGGGGCAGACTAAAGAAGTTTTTAGATGAAACAAGTATAAAACCTCAATTTGTTCAAACTGCAGAAACAATATCAATGACAAAATTGTTACATTTAGTAGAATATGCAAACTTTATTACTATTACGTCAGAACAGAATGCTGCTGCTACTACGTTAAGGAAAAAATACGAAAAGCAAACAAATGCCTCGCAAGCGGATATGTATATAATGATGAATGAAATTCTTACGTATCGTGGTGAAACCTCTCTTATGGGTCATGCTGATTATTTTTACAATAATATGTTTTGCACTAAGGATAAACTAATTATTTGCGAACCAATCTCAAATATAAATTCAAATCTAAATTATACTGAATCTGATATTAAAATAAATTATGATATTGATCTTAGTAAACCATTTAGTGATTTTATAAGTTACTTCATTTATGGTGAAGACATTGATTGGTTATTCTTTCCAGCATTTATTAAAGGAAATGGAAATTCTCAACTACCTATTGGTGCCATGGCTATATGGGAGGGTGTTAATGAATCGAAAATAGATTTTGCAGATCCAAATAATTTACTTATTACTGCAGGTCCGCAAGGTAATATTTTTGGGATAGAACAGTCACATGATAGTTCGCAAATTTCGGGAAGGGTACGTCTAGTTAAGTATTAATTAATCTAAGAAATGAGGATATATATGAAACTTTATAAAGATACAAGAGGTATAGAAAAGCCCCAATCTCTGTGGACCGATGCTTATCATGTCTATACAGTAGAAAACATTAAAGAAAAAGAGATTGAGATTAATGGTCATAAGATTAAACAATATGAATATGATTTGACTATGTACGATAAAGATGAGTACATCATGACAGAACTACAAAAGAGTAAACAGGATAATCAGTTAGCAATCGCCCAATTAGCAATGCAAATGGGAGGTATTCAAAATGGTTAATTTATATATTGATTTAATCACGCAAGGCTTGTGGACTTTAGATAAAGTCATCAAGCCTTTTTATGATGAAACAGTTAGTAAGTTAGATGAGCTTGGCTACTTTGATGCGCACCCTGATCAACGTCCGAGTAGTCTTTCATCTAAGGAATAAGAGGTGAACTTGTGGGTAAGAATTTACGAAAGAATTATTTTTGGTTCTTGCTTGCGATGGAAACATACGGATTAGGAATCCTATTTATTCTAAAACATAGTGCAGGAACATTTACGCCACCTGGACATGTTTTGGAATTTCTCGATGATCCACCGTTTATTTTTTTATTGGCAATGGCAGGAACATTAGCAATGGTATATGCACTTTGGGATGTCAAACGCATGTTTTATAAGCCGATTATGACTGGCTTTCTAACATTTGTGTGGTTGATGTTCTTAAGTGCTTTTTTATACCAAGATTTTATGATGGGTCATTTTGGTTTCCAATCGCTTTTTGCCTCTTTTATTGTTTTGTCGATTTTGGGGGAGATTCTAATAAAAAGGGGCTGATAGTGTGCATGACCAGGTCCTGATTGCGCTGATAAGTACGGTTGGCTCAATTGTAGTCGCCTACTTAACAACGCACCAGAACAAAAAGCCATCAATTAATGATGAGTTAAGAAAGGAAAATGAAGAACTAAAAAAGAAATTGGAGGAAAGAGAACGTGAAAACACTTAATTATGTATTTAATTGGCTATTTTCATCTGGCGTATTGATTGCTATGGTGATCTTTGCTTGGAGTTATGTAAAACCTTGGTTAGATAATAAAGCAGAGCATGCAGCTACAGAACAATCAAAAGCTGTATGGACTCTTTTGGAAAATGTTGCTATGACAGCAGTAAATTCTTTAGTGGGACAACCAATGACAGGTGAAGATAAATTCCAAGAAGCGACAAAGAATGTAGAAACCTTCATGAAAAATCAGGGATTCGTTGTTTCTAATGAACTTGCTAAATCAGTAGTTCAATCAGCTTATGAAAAATCACCACTAACACCAATGGTTAACAAGGAGGAGAAGTAAAATGTTAAAAATGGTTGATGTGTTTTCTGGTAGTCCTCGTAGTTTTGCGACATTGCCAGAAACGGATATTACAATGATTAAAGCTACTCAAGGAACCGGGTATGTTAATCCAGCATGTAATGTTGATTATGCTAATGCAAAATCAGCAGGAAAGTTACTAGGTTTATACCACTATTGTGCTGGTGGTAATCCAATTGCAGAAGCTGATTACTTCATTAATAATGTTAAAAACTATGTGGGTGAAGCAGTCCTAGCGGTTGACTGGGAAGGATATCAAAACTCTAGTTGGGGTAATTACAATTATGTACGTCAATTTGTTAACCGTGTTCATGAGTTAACAGGCGTGTGGTGCATGGTTTATGTATCTCAGTCTGAAATTCGACAAGTTGCAAACTGTGTAAATGACTGTCCACTTTGGGTTGCTTACTACAAGTATTCGCAACCTCTTAATTGGGATTATCAAGGTGCTGGGTTTAACATTGCCCCTTGGGAAGTATTTACCATTCATCAATTCACTGGTTCAGATATGGATCGGAATATGGTTAATACAACTAAAGAAGGCTGGTTAAAGATGGCTAACTCTAATAACAATATTTCTATTCCAGAACCTTCTCCTATTCAACCGGTAGAAGAACGCAAGGATGAGAAAGAAGTATCATTTGTTGATGATCTAGGCGATACTTGGTTTAAGGAAGATGGCAAGTTTACCCTAGATGTAGGGGTTAATTTGCGCTATGGTGCCCGAACAACATCTAATATTATTGCTACTTTACCAGCTGGTTCTACTATTAAGTATGATGCCTTTAGTCGTCACGCTGGATATGTTTGGATTCGTCAGCCACGAGAAAATGGCTATGGTTACATGGCTGTTCGTGATGCAAATAACAACCAACCATTTGGTACATTTAAATAAGTAGAAAATTAGCCCTAGTGGTAGTTACAGAAATTGAACTGCAATTGCTACTAGGGCTTTTTTATAATTCAAGGCCAAAATGTATCGACTAATGTTGATACATTTTGGCGAGTATGGTATTATAAAAGCGTCTTAGAAAGACAATAGTTGTTTTTATCTAAAGGAGGACCACTCATGAATACACAGAAAGGAACACTTACCCTATCAAGATGGGGCAATAGTTTATCTATACGAATACCAAAAAAAGTATTAGATGCTCTAAAATTAACTAATGATGATAAAGTTTTATATCAAGTAAAAGATAATAAAATCATTTTGACACCAGAGAAAAAAGAAAGCCCATTGAGAAAAATGTTTGACGGCTTCGACACAGAAGCATATTTCAAAAACGGGCCAAAGAATAAAGAAATTGATTGGGGTCAACCAAAAGGAAAAGAATTATTTTAATTGCCTGAGCCTGTTCGGAACTCGGCGAGGGCAATAAATAAAAATTTAAGGAGGAATTCGTCTATGAATTCTTATAAGGGCCTTCAACAAGGTCAGATTCTAATGGTTGATTTCAATCCAACAAGTGGACATGAACAAAAGGGCTATCGTCCGGCTTTGGTTGTGTCTAATAGCGACTTTAATCAATTGTGTGGTGGAATGGTTAAGCTAATGCCGATTACTTCAAACACGAAGCCGTTTCCGCTGCACTTGGCACTGCCTTATTTGAATAATATTCACGGTGTAGTTGAGCTTGACCAAGAGCGAACCTTAGATTTAAGCGACCGTGGATTTAAAGTCGTCGATGAAGTCCCTACTGACTTCATGGAGAAGCTTAAAAAGGTTAATTTCGCTACATACTAA